ACAACGTTTTGCAGATGAATATATTAGAACAGGAAATATCACGCAGTCATACATGATAGCTTATCCTCACATTAAAAAAGAACATTCAGCTGCAACATCTGGAAGTAGATTGTTGAGAAATGCAAAGGTTAAAGCTTATATAGACGAACGATTGGAAAAATTAAAAAAACAATCAATAGCAGAACAGGATGAGATTCTGCAATATCTAACATCCGTTATGCGTGGAGAAATAAAAGATGAGCAATTACTTGTTGTTGGTGATGGTGATTTTGGATCATCTGTTGAAAAGCACGAAACACGTGCTGAAATAGTAGCTAGAACAAAAGCAGCTGAATTACTCGGTAAGCGATATATGATGTGGACTGACAGACATCAAGTTGATGTTGAAGGCTCTGTTCAGTTTATTGACGACATAAGTGATACAGATGAAGATTAAAATATCAAAATTAATACCAAAGGCGTTTCATCCTGTTTGGCGTGCAGCTATGGATCAAAAAGTATTAAATGTAGTTTGTAAGGGTGGGCGTGGTTCAGGTAAATCATCGGATATAGCACACATTTTAATTCAATTAATTATGAGATTGCCGTTAAATGGTTTGTGTGTAAGAAAAGTAGATAACACGATTGAATTGTCTGTTTTTGAACAGCTAAAATGGGCAATTAGCGAACAGCAAGTAAGCCACCTATTTAAGATAAATAAATCACCTATGAGGATAACTTATTTACCACGTGGAAATTATATTGTTTTTCGTGGAGCTCAAGAGCCAGAACGTATTAAATCATTAAAAAGTTCAAACTATCCATTCGGTTTGTTATGGATTGAAGAATTGCAAGAATTTAAAACAGAAGATGAAGTTACAACCATTACTAACTCTATGCTACGTGGAGAGTTAGGGAATGGTCTTTTTTATAAGTTCTTTTACAGCTATAACCCACCAAAACGAAAGCAATCATGGGTTAATAAAAAATATGAAAGTCAATTTCAACCAAACAACACGTTTGTTCATCATTCAACGTATAAAGACAATCCATATATATCAAAACAGTTCTTGGAAGAGGCAAAGGCTACAAAAAAGCGAAATAAAAAACGTTATGAATGGGAATATCTAGGTAAAGCAATAGGTAGTGGAGTTGTTCCATTTGATAATCTGAATTTCAGAACAATTACAGATGAAGAATACAATTCGTTCGATAACATTAGGCAAGGTCAGGACTATGGTTATGCAGTTGATCCGTATTCCTTTGTTCGTTGGCATTACGACAAGAAAAAGAAAATCATTTATGCAATGGATGAGTTATATGGAGTTAAATTAAGCAATAGATATACAGCCAAATGGATTAAAGAAAAAGGGTATGGCAACATTTATACTGTATCGGATAGTGCAGAGCCTAAAAGTATCGCCGAACAAAAAAGCTACGGAATACGTGTAAAAGGCGCAAAAAAAGGCCCTGATTCTGTTGAATATGGCGAGGAATGGCTAGACGACTTAGCTGAAATAGTTATTGATGCTAAAAGAACACCCAATATAGCCAGGGAATTTGAAAACATAGATTATCAGGTAGATCGTGATGGTAATCCATTGCCGAAATTAGATGATAAAGACAATCATACAATTGATGCAACTAGATATGCTTTTGAGGAAGATATGAAACGTCCTAGCATATCTATTTTGCGTTAGGAGGGAGGTATTATGTACCCAATGACACCAACATTTACTGAACAAATTGGGAAACAATTAGAGCAACAAACGCCTGATATAAAACTTATTAAAAAGCTCATAGATGAAAATAACACAACTAAAATGCGTGAAGGTGTGCGCTACTACGAAAATGAAAATGATATACTACAAAGACAACAATACGCTGTAATTGATGGTGAAAAGGTAATTGATCACGAAAAGCCAAACAATAAAATCCCACATGGTTGGCATAAATTACTCGTGGATCAAAAAGTCGCTTATTTAGTTGGGAATCCTATTAATTTCAACACTGATGATGAAGAATTATTAAAACATATAAATGTTTTTTTAGGAGAGAAATTTGACGATATAGCAAATGAACTGGTAAAGAATGCCTCGAACAAGGGTAAAGAATGGCTCCATCCATATATTGATGAAGATGGAGAATTCGATTTTATAATTGTTCCCGCTGAACAAGGAATTCCAATTTACGAAGATAAAAGACGAACAAAGATTAAACACTTTATTCGCTATTATCCTATTATTTTAGGAGAAAAAAACGCAACCCAGGTTGAATTATGGAGTGAAGATGATGTAACTTATTACATCTTGGATAAAGATGATTTATATTTAGACTTTACAGAACAAGTTAATCCAGCGCCACATTTTTATTACGTGAACAATCAACAAGAACGGGGTTATGGATGGGGAAGAGTGCCATTTATTGCCTTTCGTAATAATGAGCAGGAAAAGAGCGATTTGCACTATTACAAGCAATTGATAGACGCATTTGATGAAAAAGTATCTGATAATCAAAACTCTTTTGAGGAAATACAAGAGTTGATTTACATCCTAAAAGGCTATGAAGGGCAATCGTTATCAGAGTTTATGAAAAATCTTAAATTTTATAAGGCGATCAACGTTGATTCAGATGGTGGAGTTGATACACTACAAGCAGAAGTTCCGATGGATTCAATAGACAGTCACTTGGATAGGCTAAGGGAGTCTATTTTCACTTTTGGTCAAGGTGTTGATGTACAAACAGATAAGTTTGGTAATGCTCCAAGTGGTATAGCACTAAAATTTCTCTATTCGTTACTTGACTTGAAATCTGATACATTAGAACGCAAATTCCGAGTAGGGTTGCAAGAATTAATGTGGTTTTTATGTGAATACTTATCAATGACAGGTGACAAGCACGAGCATGACTATAAGTCTGTTACATTTACCTTTGACAGATCAGTCACAACAAATGATCTTGAAAATGCTGACATAGCACAAAAAAGTAAAGGAATTATTAGTGATCGTACTATAGTGGCTAATCATCCGTGGGTGGATAATCTGGAAAATGAAATGGAGCAGATAGAACAAGAACAAAAAGAACGTGATTCCATTTATGATTTAGATAATGATCCAGTGAATGATGACAATGAATAAAGAGCAGCGAGAAAGAGAAGTTGCATTAAACAAACTGGAAAAACAATATGAAAAAGAATTAATACGAAATTATCAACTGGCTCTAAAAGAAATACGCGCAAAAATTGCATTTATTTACGAAAAGTATGACGGAAATTGGGTTGAAATGAATCGGTATAACCGATTAACCAAATTAGAAAAGGAAATTGCCGAAGAGATCCGCAAGTTAACCGGAAAAATGCTCAAACATTGATTAGAGGATTGATGGATTCTTATGAGGAATCATACTATCGCACAGCATACGTTTTAACAAATTCGGTTAATGCAGATTTAGGCTTTGTAATGCTGGACAGGGAATTGGTAAGAAAAGCAATCGAGAATCCTCTTGATAGGGTTGGATTTTTACAGCGCAATCGCGATAATCAAGCCAGATTAACACGTCAATTAAGAGAAAACCTTACTCAATCACTTATTCAAGGTGAATCATATCGTACAGCAGCTAAACGTATTAAAGGGCGCATGGATGTTGGAGCCACGAATGTTTTGAGGATTACCAGGACTGAAATGCAACGAACTAGAAATCAGTCTTTATTGGAAAGCATGAATGAAGGTGCTGAAAGAGGAATTGTGCTTAAAAAGCATTGGTTAGCCACGATTGATGAACGCACACGTCATAGACATGGAATGCTTGATGGCATACAAGTCGACTTAGATGAACAATTTGAAATTGACGGAATGAAAGCTGATGGTCCGGGCCTATTTGGTGTAGCTGGAATGGACATAAATTGCAGGTGTACAATGATAGAAGTTGTCGATGGATTTGAACCAAAATATAGACGTGTTAAGAATGTTGGCATTGTAAAATACGCTACTTATGAGGAGTTTTTAAAGACGGGAATGAAATACACCAAAGTGGCAAATTAGCACTTCCATTTACTCTATCAATCTATTATCCTGTTAATAGAGGTGATAGCATGGAAGATGATGGTAGTTTTAAAATAGATGTTATTAATGCTGATTTACCGCAAAAATGTTTAAATATCGTTAAATCTGTTTATCAACATGAACAGACAAACAAACATACACGTCATTTAATCCGTTTTGAGATGCAAAAGTTATTTGGTAGAGATACAGATATAGTTGGTTTTCTTGAAGGTGAGGAAGATTTATAACAAGTCGCTATTAGGCGGCTCTTTTGTTTGGGGTGAAAAAATTATGAGTGAAAATAATGTAAATAAACTAGCAAATGAGAATAAAGTTGTATTTGTTAGTAGCGATGGTGTAAGTTTTAAGATATTTGTTGACGGAAAAGAATTAGTTATGACGACGGGCATTTCAATCGTTGCAGGTAATGAGGCTAGTGTTGAAGTGACTCCAACTCTTTTGGCGCATAACGGACTTGATACTTTCAAGGAGGTATAACCATGAACGACAAACAAGCAAAAGAAATAGCTAAGGAATTACGCTTAATCCGGATTGAGTTTCAAAAAATCACTAATCCACCAGAAGTTGAACAAGCTCCAACACCTATGACATATGATGAAATGTTAGAAAAACAACAGCGTGCAGGTGAAAGAGTAACTATTAAATAACACGTCCTAGACAAGACGTCATAAAAGGTCTTTTTATTATGCTTATTTTCGTCAGTGCAACGTTAAAGCACAACCTTATCGAGTTCGTAAACTCGTAAATAAACGTAAAGGGAGAAATGAAAAATGAATAGAGAGTATTTAAAAGGATTAGGTTTAGAGGATGATGTTATCGACAAAATCATGAAAGAACACGGTAAAACGGTTAATTCTATTAAAGATAAGGCTGATAAGGTTGATGGTTTGGAAAGTCAGATTGAAGATTACAAACAACAAATTAAAGACCGTGATACGCAACTTGACAATCTGTCAAAACAGGTTAAAGATAATGAAGAATTAACAGCAGAAATTGATCGTTTAAAGCAAGAGAATGCAGATGCAACAAAAGAATTACAAGACAAGTTAGACAAACAGGCTTTTGAATTTACGCTTGAAAAGGCGCTTTCTAAAGCAGGTGCTAAAAATCCTAAAGCGGTCAAAGCCTTACTTGATGCTGAAAAAATCAAGCTAGACGGAGAAACGTTGCTAGGATTAGACGATCAACTGAAAGCATTGCAAGAATCAGATGCTTATTTATTTGGAGAAGAAGAGCCAGAAGGACTAAAAGGTCGTAAACCTCATGGAGGCGGGAATCCACCACCAACAAATAAGAATCCGTTCAGTAAGGAACATTTCAATTTAACCGAGCAGGGTCGGTTATTACGTGATGATCCAGAGCTTTATAAACAATTAAAGGCGCAAGCCGGACAATAAAAGAAAAGGAATGATGTTTAAATGACCACACGTTTACAAGATGTTATTCAACCGGAGATTTTTACTCCATATACAATACAGCGCACAATGGAATTGTCAGAGTTGGTTCAAAGTGGAATCATTGTAAACGACTCTGAATTTGACACACTTGCTAGTGGACCAAATAAATTAATTAACATGCCTTACTGGAATGATTTAGAAGGCACTGAATCACAAGTGATGAAAGATGAAGGTAACATGGATGTAAATAAAATTACATCTAGTCAAGATTTAGCGCGTAAACATGCACGTGTTAATGCCTGGGGAGCGAATGGACTTTCAGCTTTATTGAGTGGTGATGATCCTTTAGCTGCAATAGGCCAATTAGTCTCGAATTACTGGACTCGTGACATGCAAAGCACATTACTTGCTACATTAAGCGGAGTATTTAAAACAAACAACATGAAGGAAAAGGTTTATGACATTACTAATCGCGATGGTGATGCTGGAACGATTAATGGACGTACATTTATCGATGCAACACAAGTGATGGGTGATGCAAAACAGTTAATTACTGGTGTTATGATGCACTCGGCTGTTGAGTCAGAATTACGTAAACAGGATTTGATTGAAGTTGTTCCAGCATCTGAACAGGGTAAGGAAATTAAATACTTTCAAGGCAAGCAAGTTATTGAAGATGATGCAATGTTCTATGACTCTTCCACAGGTGAAGCTGAAATGTACTTGTTTGGTCGGGGTGCAATCGCTCTAGGAAACGGATCACACCCGCGTATTGTTCCGACAGAAGTAGATCGTAATAAACAATCTTATTCAGGAGAAGAAATTTTAATTAACCGTAAAATCTTTGTTTTACATCCACGTGGAATTGCTTGGAAGGAAGGTGGAGTTGCTGCTGAGTTCCCAACTAATACAGAAATCAACGTGGGCGCTCGTTGGAACCGTGTCTATGAACCTAAAGCAGTACGTATTGTTAAATTCCGTTTCAACACAATTCCAAAAACACCAACAGAATCGGGTGGTGGAGGGGACTAATAAGTTCCCTCTCTTTTTTATAAAAAGAGGTGATTAAATGGCAATCACTACAGTTGAAAAAGTAAATGCTACACTTGGTACAAGTGGAAAAGATGAACGAATACAAGCATTAATACCACAAGTCGAGGAATGGATAAAAGGCTACACGAATCAAGAAATGCCTGATTCAAATGGTAAATACCCAGTAGGTTATGAAAAAATTGCTATTAAGATGATTGCTTATGATCTGAATAGTTTAGCTAAACAAGGCATACAGAGCGAAACGTTATCACGTCATTCTGTTACTTATAATACATCTATCAGAGATTATCCTCCAGATGTTACAAAAGGATTGCGTAGGCGATTGCGATGGTAGAGGTCATTGTACAACGCCAAAAACTTATTGATGATGGAATGGGTGGAGAAGATTATGAATGGGTAAAGCATGATGAAATTGAAGGAACATTAGACCAATTAGATGGCGATGAAATCCTAGCTAGTGATAAATTAGGCGAATTATCTAGCCACATATTCATTATCTTTGAAATTGTAGATGTTATTCGTGGTGATAGATTCATCATAAACGATTACATTTATGACGTTACAAACGTTGATAATCCTAATAATTTAGACCGTCAACTCGAAATTAAATTGAAATACACAGGTGAGAAATATGGTTAAATTTCAATCAAATAAAAGAGAAGTGAAGGCACGAATGAAAAGAGCCAATCGAAACATGCTTGAAGCTGTCGGAAAGGCTGGAGAAGGTTATGTGAAACTTCTTGCACCAGTCGATACTGGGGCGCTTAGAGATTCAATCGCTTATAAGGTAACGGATGACAGCGTGTATGTTGGATCTACATTAACATCAGAGGACTATCCTCTATACCAAGAAAAAGGCACCCGAAAAATGCCTGCTCAACCATATATTGAGCCAGGGATCATGCTTAATTTAGGTTCATTACGCAATATAGCAAAAAGGAATTACAATCTATGAATCACTTATACGTGACTATCCAAAACCAAATAAAAAGTAAAACTAGTCGTGAAGTCTATAATGGACAAGCAGATGACAAAGCGAAATATCCATATGTGGTGGTTAAACTTGGCCCAGTTGATCCAACTGAAAAAGATCGTGATGATTACATGCTAACAGCTAGTTGTTGGGAAAAAAGGAAATCAGGCTCACATGCAACGGTTGTTGCTTTAGCTGAAGAAGTAAGAAACGCATTACTTGATTTTAGGCATTTAGATGATAATCAATTGATTATAGTAAGTCGCCCTAGTGTCGGCGTAGTGCCTGATCCAGATGAACAAATAAAAAGATATGATGTAACGGCAATTATTAAAACGTACAGGAGGTAATAAAATGACTGTTTCAACAGTTGGAGTAACTAAGCAAACAGCAGAGC